TGCAGCATCGCAAGCGTGTGAGCTAAAATCCTTAACGGGTTTTGCACTAAAAATTCTCATCTTGTCGTTAAACTTTCGATGATGATGTCTTAATGCAGCTATTAATGGTTTGGTAGCATCTGCATCAAACCAACATTTAGGTAACACCATTTTTAAATTGTGTATGCCATCTTCCAATGGCAGTTTTGGCAGTACCCTAAATCTTATTCCTAATTGGTAAGCAATCTCTCGTCTTGTCTTACCATTACTAAATTCTGTAACTTCTATATCGTGTGGCGCATAGTGTTCGCCATAAACATAATCTTTATCTTTTATAAACTGAACATAATGCGGCAAGCCTTCTTTGTTGTTTTCATAATAATCAATAATCATTATTTGATTACCAACTTGTTGAAAAAAAACTATGGCAGTATTATCTCCGTAACCTAAATCCCAGGCAGTATTAACTAATAAACTTGGATCGTAGGCTATCCTGGTTATTTGTTTGTTATCTTCTAACTTTTGAATTATTTTTCCATAAATACTTCCCGTAACATTAGCTATCCAATCGCACTCAAACTCCTGGAGAAATTTACTTTCCCCCATCTGTGCTTTAGCAGCGTCTAATTCTTCTTGATCTATCAGCTTTGTCTCTGATGACTTTGCTGTGTAAGCTAACCACTTTGGATCTCCCAAAGCATATTGGTATAGCTCATAAAATATATTAGACATTCCAGCTGGTGTTGAAATAAAATAACAAAAGCCTTCTCTGTCAGATAATGCGGGTCTTATAATTTCGTGCCAAAGTATTGGGTTCATTTGGCTGCACTCGTCTATGCAAACTCCGTCTGCATATATTCCTCTAATTTTATCTGGATCCTCGCTTGATAGCAGAGTAATCCTTGCGCCATTTGGCAGATCGCATCTTAATTCTGTTTCGTTAAATGTAGTACCAGGAATACAACCAGCGTATTGCTTTAGATAATCCCAGCAAACCCTTTTAATCGAAACAAATGTTGGCCCGATCAGATAATACCTGGGGTTCTTCTTATCATTTGTTAGAGCTTTTCTAATCAAATGTAGGATAACCAAAATAGTTTTGCCAAACCTTCTATGGCAATTTAATACTGCGAACCGATGTTTATCCAAATCCTCATGCAGCTTCGCTTGTAATGGCCGAGGTGTATAAGGTATCTGGATGTGCATTAAAATATAATAGCAATTAAAATAATAACAGCAGAAATAACAATAGCTGCTTTTATATTTCTACTCCAACTATTCCATTTTTTTATTATTTTTTCCATTCTTCCTCCTAGTGTAATGTGGGTAGATCAACCATATCTAATATTGAGTTATACTCGATCCCACTATTCTTCATTAATTTTTTAACAAAAGTATTTGCGTGCTTTGGATTATCAAAGCCGTTTAAATGGATAACCATGCCGTTTGTATCTTCAGCTAGAAACACCATTGCAGTTATCATTTTATTTTTTAGTTTATTATCCATTATGCAGTTTTCTTATTTTTGTTAGCAAAATTTTTGGCAGCGGCTACTGAACTAAACCCCCACTTTTTTAGAGCAAGAGCTTTTCTAGTTGGATTGCCTTTATCATCTTTCATGGCTCCTTTCATTCCAGCGAACCTCGCTGCAAATGATACACGCCTACCCCCAGTACCAGAGCTAACTGGAGCTTTTAAATTAGATCCGTCTCTGTTGTTAAAAAACTTTCTGCCTCTTTCGCTTAATCCGCCAGTTTTATTTTGATGTATTTTTTTAACCATAATGTCTGTCTGTCTGTGGCTGTGTGCTGAACTCCCAAGTTACATATACTTAAAAATATGCGGCTCATTTGCGGGGGTACCCCATCAAATGTTCTTGCATTGTTCTTGTTCTATATGCAGTAAACATGGGTCGTAGATCTATATCTTACCAACTATTAGCGTCAATCAACAATTCTATACTAAACCAGAGAGTAACCAGGGAGTTACCAGCCAATGTTCTTGTTTTGTTCGAACTCATACGCGCACCCGAGGATGCTGGCCGCCAGTATAGAAACACGGAAAAACCCTACAACTTGTTAACCAGGTAAGCTCGGTACAGATGTTGTTTGTACTTCTTCCACAATCTTTTTAGCTTCAACCATATCATTTGGATTTCCCCAACTCACAGTTATTCTTGTGTCTTGTTTAACGTCTTGTTGTATCTTGTCGCCAAATGTTTTAGCAGCAAGTTTACTCGCCAACCATCTAATGTGTGAATACTTCTCTCTTAAAAAATGTGTTTCTTGTGGTGTCTTTGGTACTTCCATATCTTCAGCAATTTTATCCAATAAAGTCCAAACGCCAGTTTGCCTTGCTTGCATAATCTTATCGTGTAGATCCTTACTATCTCGACAATGTTTGTAAACAGTTGAGACATCGGGAAGTTTTTTATCTTTGGTAATTTTGGATAAAGGTTCGCCAAGCTCTAAACGTTTGATGATTTCATTTGTTTGTTTTGTATCCATTGTAATAATTGTTCTGTTGTATAATTCTTAAATTGTTTTAAATTTTTGTAAGCAATCAACTTACCTTCTATTGTTGTAGCACCAGTAGAAGCTCCACCATGGAAGCGACAACGATAATGGCCACTTTTCATTAAATACCCTTTTGCTCTACATTGCTTGCCAGATGTTCTTGCGATACTTTCGCATTGTATTTTTTTAAGTGGATGACCAGCCATAATATTAGAATACTTTTATATCCAACTGTACCTTTTCAATTACTAAATTTGATCTATCTTGTCTATAAGAGTTTTATTTAACTTGCTCTCAAGATTAAACACAGCTGCAACATACTTCTTTTTAATTGTTACACGATGACAACCAAACATTTTACCAAGTGCTACCCAGGAATATCTTTTAGATCTGGCCCAGAGTATCTTACGATCTTCAAGTTCAACCAGGGGTAATAATTCTGTTACTGTAAGATCCCAGCAATTAATCTGTTTGTTGTTTGCTCTTAATTTAAGTTTTTTTGAATTAAAGTAGCCATGATCCTTTGGATCATAAGTAAACTCTAATATATCAAACATTGAAGCTGCTTTTGGTATTTTAGGTTTAGGCATAAAGCGTTCTGCCAAGCCAGCTTCATCCAATATATCCATTATCTTTACACACCTTAACTTCAAGAAGCCACCTTCTCGATGGCACTAAACTTTTTTATAGGTTCATTTACTTTCCACTTATGTTTGGCAATCTTATCCCCGTTCTTATTTCTATACTCAATATAATTTCCAAATTCAGCGCAATACTCATATTTCTCGCCTTCATATTCTATTGTTGTTTGAGTATGATTAGCGGATGGGGGGGAGATAAATTTACTTCTTTGATACTTATTAACATTCCTATTATAGTTATATAAGGATGGTTTTATTAATAAATGTCTCTGTGATACATCGGTGCTATCAAATTGAGACTTCAGCCGTTTTATGCGGTTTTTCTCTAACTCTATTTGCTGCGATAATAAGTAAAGGTTTGTCGAAGAAAGCCGTTTTACTGTTATCAATTTTAGTTTGGCAAGGTGTTTAATGGATCTATTTATAGATGCTTTAGATATACCCAGATCACGCTTAATAGTTGCATATCGAGGATAACACTTTCCATCCTTACTACTCATAAACGACACCAGGCTAAAATAAACTAATCGATCAATTGGTGTTAATCTTTTATCCTTTAATATATTTAGATCGCCTACAAAGAAATAACTCAACTAGCCTCCTTCTTAACGCAATACGGATTATGCTGCTCTTGCAATAGTTCTAATACTTGGAACCAGCCATCTGGAAGCATAAGTGTTTCTTTACCTCTTGTCGGTGTGAGCTGCGTTACTCTTAAACTAATTACTTTACGAGCTTCATTTGCTTCATAGAAAACCAGGAATGATGGTAAGCCAGCTAAATTAGCTAGAGCTTCAGTAGTCGTAGTCGCCTTCCACGTTTGGCCCCGATCAAAACAAGTCTCGGCCAGGTACAACGGAGTTTTACAAACCTTGCAAATCCCCACCGCATCCATATCAATCATGTAAACTTGATTATCTCTGCACCACTCTGAATATGGATCGCCAACATTAAAATAGTTATTTTTAAAATCTCCCCTGGCCACTAAATATCCCCATCTTTTCTTAATTGATTTAATGGATCTTTTAATTTTTCGTTTTCTTCTGTTAATTTTTTAACTTCAATACGCAGCTCGCCATTTAACTTTTGGTGGCCATCATTTATAGTTTTAAGATTATCGTAGCTCTCCTGGAGGCGATCTATATCTTTTTTTAAACTTTCAATAGTTTGCTTTTGATCTTTAATATAATTCTCTTGTCTTATATTAACTTCATTTTCATAAGTTTTATCTTCATCCTTCATACACACTCCTGTTTTTCAAACTTGTCGCCTAAATATTCTATTTTTAATCTGTCATTAGATGGGTGGTTAAAATCACAACAGCCAGCAGAAAATGACATTGGATACTTATCAACGTAAATTATATAAACTTTACAAAATTCATCCCAATTGTGTTTAACCATATCAATAGGTTCATTTTTTACTTTTTTTGGAATTATAATTATTGCTACAATTAATAAGATTAAATATTTCATTTAAAAATTATCTCCGTTACATCTTGTACCCATGCTGCGGGTATTGTATTTGTGTTACCTACTGTAATTGATTGATCTTCGGGATCGATTGTGTAGTCGGCAAAGATTGTAATTTTTGATTTTGTTTGGAGGAGTTTATAACCCACCGAATAAGCGACAGCGGGTTCAAGTTTGGCTGCTTTGTCGATTGACATCCAGCTGTTATCAGCAAGACAATCAAGCCACTTAACTTCAACCAACGGATAATCATTTATATTTCCATGCAATTTCTGTTTCTTTTTATTCATAAAAACTTGACGGCTGTACCTTGCCTTTTGTTTTTTCTTTAATAACTGTCATCCAATTTCGACCAGGGATCCTAGATCCCTTGCACCACCTAAAAGTAGTCGTTGCTGAAGAAATGCCAGTAATTCCAATTAAATCTGCTAGTTTTTTGTAAGATAAGCCTTTACTTATTCTAAATTTTTCTAATCCCATTCGTTGTCATTATGGAAATATAACCTTATTGGCAATAGCCTTTACCCTATATGTTGTGTTTATACCACTATGTATCCACAAGCACTTCAAGTTGTAAAAATATGTGCAACTTTGGTATAATTTATTGACACATAAATAAATATTTATTACGTTGCCAGTATGGTAAACAATGTAACTAATTTTAATAACAATAAAAAAAAATCCGATATGGCGTTTCTAAAAGAAAAAATGGCGGAAGTCGGAATATCTCAAAAAAATTTAGCTTTAGGTTTAGATAAAAACATTGTTACTGTTAATCGTTGGGTTAATGGCGAAAGAGAAATATCAGTTGAAAATGCTATTGAGATTGCAAAAATTATTAAATGTGATCCAGCTGCAATATTATTTCCAGCTAAAAAATTAAATAAAATAGAAATACACTCATATACCGATGATAGTTTTATGGTTAAAGATTTAACACCAAAATATTATGTTGATGTAATTATACCAGATGGTTTTTACACGCCAGAAACCAAAGCAGTTAAGTTTTATAAAATCGGTAGTCAACATCATGGAGAAATATATTTGTTTGAAAGAATTAAAATTGGTAAACATTATGAGGGTTTCCATGAGGATAGTATTAATAAAATTTGTTATTTAGAACCAATAGCAAAAAAATCAAAAGAAGGCTGCACGCCAATTATTGCACTTGTTAAAGTAAATGAAACAACACCAAATTACACATTAGATTTATTAAATCCAAAAACACAAGAACCATTAAATAAAATGTCTGTTGGTATCAATCCAGATTTTATTAAAGTATCAGCTCCGAAAAAAATGTCTTTTTTTCCTAAATTTAATCTTAATCAGTAATTATCCCCACTTTTCACAACCAGAGGTTAAACATATTTGGTAATAATGTTTGCCAATAAGACTATTTTTGTTCATAAATTGTTCCAATAAAGTTTAATTGTTTTATGATTACAAAAGAACAAGCGTTAGCAAAAAAAGTTACAGACGATTTTTTAGAAAGCATAAAAGATTTACCAGAATGGGTAGAGTTATATAAACTTAACCATTGGTCGCCATCACAACTTAACCAAGCAGATGATATGTGGAGTTATAAATATTTATATCTTACACAAGAACAACGTAGAGCTTTACCAATAAATTCTAAAATGTTTTCTGGTGTTTGTCTTGGAGATCTAGCGCAATTAGTATTTGGTAATTTTTTATGGCAGCATGAAGTAGGTAAAGGATTAATTAAAAAAGA